TAGCAATAACTAATATTGATATCAAAGCAGTAGCTAATGATCCTTCAGCATTGCTGGAAATAGTCCGGAAGATGATAGCAGGGCAGGGATGAACGCCCTTACCTGTATGCATACATCATGCCAACACAAGCCCATCATGCGAGATGATAGATCTGTTACTAATGATAGCAATGATAGGTAAGGGGGGTGGGGGAGCCCGATGTTGACGTACCCACTGAGTCTGAATCTACCCTCTCCCAAATTTTATAAAATATTTAAAAGTGACTTATGAGAAAAGAGATAAAAATTAGCTTTAATACGAAGTTAATTTATAACAGGTATAGTCAAATGGATGGGGACTGTAAAGGATGGTACTTATATATTGATAATGAAAATACATTTAGACCAATAATAGAAAGCATTTCTAAAAAAAGATTTAAGAATGTTGCGATTCCTGCCTATTGTTTTTATTTAGGGGAAACATTGAAAGAAATTTTAAAAGTGACTTATGCTGAGTGACGATGATGTGAAGTTGATAAGTGAGACAGTGATAGGGGCGAAGGTTATCTTGGAGATAGGGAGTCGGACAGGGACGAGCAGTTTGATATTGGCGGCTGAGGCGAAGAGGAATGGTGGGAGGTTGTATTGTGTGGAGTGCGAGCCGATTCCGATCTGGAAGGAGAATATGGTGAAGGCGGGATTGTTTGAGTACGCTGAGATGATTGAGACGTTTAGTCCGTGGGTGGATTATAGGAGGTTGCCGACGAGTCTTGATTATTTGTTCGTGGATGGCGATCACCGGACGAGTCATGCGATTGCGGATCTTCATTTCTTTAGTCCGTTAGTTAGAGCTGGTGGCTTCATCGGCATTCACGACACGAACTTCAAGGAAGAGAACATCAAGTTCATGGTTAATCGGGCGATCAATATCTTCTTGGAGGATCACCCGAACTTTAAGAAGTATAAGGAATGCAAAGGACGATTCGGAACTATCGTCTTGAGGAAAGAATCGGAGAAGATGTTTTGATTGATTCGCCAAGTTTTCACTTTAGAAGCGCTTTTGCTTTTAAGATGATTACAAGCGGCTATGATGATTCAGCATATTTTATACACACGAATAATCAAGAGGAATAATGATAGAGTTAAGTGATGTCCCGAAGGATTACACGAAGAATCTTGAGAGACGGGCGGAGTTATTGATGCTAGCCCACAAGTCAGGGGACATGAAGTTTGCTCTGTATCATCTCTGTCGTCACAACATTCTATATTGGGTGAATCTGTTCGTAATGACGTATAACCCTAGAAAGAATCCTTCGACGATTCCATTCATCACATACGAATACGAAGACAAATTATTACTGGAATTGGTGGATGCCATTCAGAATCAGAAGGACATCCTAGTTGAGAAGTCTCGTGATATGGGGGTGACATGGTGCGTATTGCTAGTGTTCGCATGGTTCTGGCAGTTTAAAGGAGAAGGGTTTGATTTCTTAGTTGGGAGTAGGAAGGAGCAGTACATCGACGGAATCGGGAACATGGACACACTATTGGAGAAGATCCGGTTCATAGTCAAGAGCCAACCGACTTGGTTGCGTCCAGAAGGCTTTGACTGGAAGAAACACAGCAATTACATGAAACTGATTAATCCATCTTCACAAGCAACTATCACAGGAGAAGCAACGAATGCAAATTTTAGTAGATCAGGGCGTAGACGAGCGATATTCTTCGACGAGTTCTCATTCTGGGAAACTGACTCTGAAGCATGGCGAGCTTCAGCGGATAGCACAAACTGCCGAATTGTTGTATCCACACCCTGTGGTCTTAACAATCAATTTGCGAAACTCCGCCATTCTGGAAGTATTGAAGTCAAAACCCTTCATTGGAGACTTCATCCTGAAAAAGACCAGTCATGGTATGACAATGAATGCAAACGTCGGAATAACGATAAAGTCGAAATTGCGCAGGAACTCGACATCAATTATGAAGGGTCGGAAGAAGGCGTGATGTTCGAGTTTGCTGAGATGAAGAAGGCGGTGAGGAATGAGCCGTCTATGAGTCCTGATCGGATTGTGGTGGCGTTAGACCCAGCAGGGGAAGGTGAGGATGAAGCAGTATTCTACGTTATGAATAACGGGAATATTATCGAGAGGAAGTTTATCAAGAGTTCTAAGTCTACTGAGCTTGCGACAGAATCTGTCATGCTCATTAAGAAGTATAAAGCTCAGGTGTTCATCTCGGACTCAATCGGGAACGATGTTGCGGATATCGTTGTGACTTTGCTCGGTGATAACAGGACTGTGAAAGTTGTAAAGTTTAAATCTTCTGAGAAAGCAAAAGACCCGACCTATTTCAATCGCCGAGATGAAGTCTATCATTCTGCATCTATTCAGATGAAGAGTGGAAATGTTCAGATCGATGATGATTACACGTTGATGAAACAATTAAATGCTACGAAGTATCTGAAGGATAACGGGCGTATCTACATATCTGCGAAGGAAGAGATTAAGAAATTGATTGGGTCATCTCCTGATCGTGCTGACGCATGGGTACTCGCTGTAGAAGCTCTGAAGTTCACAACGTCAGTCGCCGAAGTTAAAAACGCTGAGAAGTATAGAAGAGTAATTATTCGTGATGAAGTTAAAAGTGGAGAGGAATATGGTTCATGGGGAGACTTCATCGAGTAAAGAAACAATCTTACTATGAAATGTACAGAAAGAATCCGATCGGGAAAGACCTGCCTGATCCATTCTTTGATTCGTACAATGAAGAACGTGCAATCTGTTCTGATATACTAGATCGTATAGGCTTAAGAGGAGATTGTAAACAAAACATGACTCTTACGTTTAATGTTCAGTTTCTGAAGAAACTTATTCGGTCGCATATATTATTTATCAAAACAGTTCGAGGAACATAACAAAGGGAATTATTAAATGCCGACAGAAATTGAACCGCAAGAGAAGACAGAGACAATCTCGCAAGATGGTTCCCCACGCCGAGAGTTCATAAAGAAATTAGCACAGAAAGTCAGACAAGACGATGATGACCGTCAGGTCTGGAAAGACAAGCAGGTTGTCTCGTACAATGCGAGACTAGGTCTTCGTCGACGCACTAATCGCCCGTACCCCGGAGCCTCCGAAGTCCCGATTCCAATAACAGACAAGTTTATTACCAAGCTAAAGTCTATGTTTGTGTCTGTCGGGACTCTGATGAAAAAACAGATCGTAGTCACGCTTGACGATGGTGAGGTTGCAACCCCCGAAACAAAAATGAGTGCCGAGCGCATAGAGCGGGCGTTAAACAATCTCATTCGTAAGCGCGACTTCTCTTGGGCGAAAAAGCTGACTCTGTTCGTAGATTACTTTCTTGAAAACGGACATGCAGTATTCAAGATCATCGAGAAGTTTTTCAGTAAAACGATCAATCGCTCAATCAACATTGAAGATAATTTCTCGAAAGAAGATATTAAGTTTCTGAAGTCGATGAAGAAGAATGATTTGCAGATAGTTCTCGCCCAACGAGAAGAGATGGATGTTAATGACGAGGATGATCTAAAACAGATTGATAAGGCGATTGAGCAGTTGAAGTCTGGGAAGAAGGTTCTGACGTTCACGAAAAAAGAGATTTACTCTGAGCCAACGGTCATCCCTGAACGTGGACTCCGTATCATTGTCCCCTCCTCTGGTACGGAGACTCAGAGACTTCCAAGAATCTGTCACGATATGTGGATGACGTATCAGGAGTTACGGGAGAAAGCGGATAAAGGGATTTATGATAAAGCAGTTGTGGATTCTCTCAATGAAGACGGTGGGACGAACGATGATAATCTGACGAACACATCTTGGGCAATCTCTGAGGGCGTAAGCACTCTTGATACTCGTGGTGGGTTGTTTAATGTCAGGGAGACTCAGACTTGGTACAAAAACGAGAAGTGGGTGTTCACATGGATTGAAGAAAGTGGGGATAATAACGGGAAGGATGATGGGACGAAGGATATTAGAGTGCTTCAAGAGATGAAGTTACCGTATTCCCACGGGATGTGGACGTACGTTAAACACGATTATGAAGTGAAGAATACGAGATGGTATAGCAGTCGTGGCGTTCCCGAGAAGATTCGTGGGCTTCATCAGACAATCGAGAAGATGTATAACGCCCGACTGATTCGTGATGAATACAATAATGCTCCGATGTGGCGTGTCTCGAAACAATTAGGCATGGGTGGCGATGAGATCAGGATGCGTCCTGGGCAGATCGTAGAAGCCGAGGCCGGAGAGATTGAGATGCTGAATAAAGGCATCACAACTGATGTGTCTTCAGAGCGTCTTGAGCAACAAGCTAAGGCGTATGCTGAAGAATATCTCTCAATCACTGACTTCTCTAATCGCTCAGCAGTTAATCAAGGGTCTGCTCGTACTGCGACTGAGTTGCAATTGATCAATCAATCTTCGACTCGTCAAGTAAACATGGATATCTCTCTGTTTCTTGATACTCTCAGTGAAGTCGCCCAACATATGTATCTGATTGCGAAACAGTCTGTAGATCGCCCGATGAAGATGGGTGGAGTGATGCTTCGCCCTGAAGATTTCTTAGTGAAAGTGATTGTGAGTTGGTCAGGTTCTCTCGATGCAACTGATCCTCAAATGCAGATGGCAAAATCCATGCAACGTATGCAGACCATCATCTCAGTCGGGCAACCTCTTGGGTTAGTAACTCCTGAAAATGTGTTCAATATGCTTCAGGATTACATTGATACTGACCCAGACGTTGATGTTACGAGTAAGTATATTACATCCCCGCAGTTCGCATCGATGGATCAAATGTCAAAACAACAAGAAGAACTCGTAAGAATCTTCAACGGGTTTGATGTCCCGATCAGCCCTGATGATGACGATAACATCCATCTTCAGGTGATTGAGCAGTGGGCTCACACCCCTCAAGGTTCTCAGATGATGCAGAACCCTGCAATCGCAGAGATGGTTAATAAACATGTAGAAATCCACATCCAATCGGAGCAGATGAAAAATGGAATCCAAGCCCAAAAAGGTGCAGGTTCGCAAGGCGCACAAGGCGACCCCCGTTCCTCAAGAGCCGCCCAAGCCACGAGATAAGAAAAGTATAGATTCTCTGATACTCCATAATGGAGAGCTAGTCGAGAAACTACTCGCCTCAGAAGTCTGGGCTGAAATCATCCTACCGTTAATCCATGAATCTATCGCAGGAGTGTCTGGGCGTTTCACTAATGGACGCTTCTACAAAGGAGATCTCACAAGAGGAATCTGTAATCTTGAGAGGATCTCAGGCTATCAGTGTGCGTTAGAGGAATTTCACAATCGAATAAATGATTTCGTAGTGATCAAGGATAAGATGATCGAGGATAAGAAACGGGATAAAGAAGAAGCGAAACAACCGATGGTGAATCCATTCTTAGAGGAGGAATAAAGATGGCACGAAAAGCGGATGTCTCAAAGATTCTAAAGGCGATTAAGAACGAGAAGAAAGTTGACGGGATCAACGAGAAACTGACGAAGGCGTTAGTGAACCCGATGTTCAGAGAACGAAATATGATGCAGGAAGCGATGGACATGGGCAGTCATGGGGCATCAGAGTATTTCGGGAAAGGAAAGAAGAAATGAGCGGGCAATTTGATAAGGAGACATCAGTTAAGAACTTCGAGTGGCACAGAGAACGAGCATTACGAGAGAAGAAGAATCCGAAGAAAGAGTCACTGAACAGGATTGCGTATAACTTGAAAGCAATTGAGAAGAAGCACGGGGCAAAAGCGGCGAATGAAGTATACAGAGAACTGAGGAGCCGATGATTCCACAAAAACTCTTAGATGAGATCAGTCGATGGATTCGTGATAAGAAGTACGGGAATATTCAGATCAATTTCAGTGGTGGAAAGATCGTTAATGTGAATCGCACTGAGAGTTTCAAGGTTGATAATCTCTTAGGAATTGCGGTTAATGTATCGAGTACGATTGAAAAACCAATTGAAGGATAATGTATAATAAACAAAAGACCCCAAAGTCTATAATCTTGAGTAATAGTCGTTCTTGGGAGACTATAAATCCCTTGGGAGAAGTATCATGGTAGATGACACGAAGGTTCCTGAAGCACCTGTGACTGATACAAAGTCAGAAGCTACTGGAGTTGAATCAACGATTGTGAATAAGCGAGCATCGATTGAGAATGCGATCATTGAAGAGAATAATACAGTTCCTGAACTAGAACAAGTAGAGACTGCTTCTGACGATAAGAAAGAAGTGACGACTACTGAGACTACTCCTGATAGCGAGACATCGACAGATGATCCTATCGAGCGTATGAAGAAGTCAGTTCAGAAACGAATCGATAAAGTGATTGCAAAGAGTAAATCAGTTGAAGAAGAGCTTGCTGAGACAAAAGCTGAGTTAGAAAGACTTCGGAAGAATCCTGTAACAGAGTCTGTAGTGGACGCAAAAAATGATACACCGCCGACCATCGAGCAAATCGAGGCCTACATCATCAAGATGCGTGAAGAAGGCAATGTTAAGGAAGAGATTGCGGCGACCCGATATTTAATCAAGGTCGAGAAAGATCTCGCAATCAAAGAAGTCACAGAGATTCAGAGTAAGACTCAGAAAGAAGTTCAGGATCGTGAAGCAAAGATCAATTCTGATATGAAGGATCTCGCTAATGATTATGTCGTGTATGACGACAAGGGCGAACCGGAAGCTCATAATGATCTGACTCTCTCGAACCAGAAAGGACTTCTCTTCAAGACTGCAAAAGCTCTCTACGATGACAAGGATCTGCATAAAGATTTCTATAATGATCCGAATATCGTGAATGGTTTCAGACGAGCGGTCGCTGACGCATATCGTGAGATTCATCAACAAGGATTATTGAAAGCTCCCAAGGGGAATATAATTGCTCCTGAGAAGAAGAATATACGAATGACTCTTGCTGATCCTAGCACGGATTCATCCGAAGAATCTCCTTCGCAATCATCAGTTCACGTTCCCCTCTCTGACGCCGAAAAGGTGAGGGAAGAAATTAAAGCACGGAACAAGAATCGTCAAGTCAGACGATAAAGTTCACTTCAATCTAAACGAGGTTTAACATGGGACTGCAAGTGTTTGCGACAAACTCACTCGGTGGGTTTTTCACGAATAACCAGTTGTCTTCTCAGGTTCGATATCTCGCCCAGACGATGCAACGTTTCCGTCAGTTTTGTGACATGGAATCTGCGGCTGGGACAAACCGTGGAAACAAGGTGTTCTTCGATAAGATCTCGAACATCTCGACTGCGGGCGGGACTCTAACTGAGACAGACACGATTCCGAAACGGAACTATACGATCACCCAAGGTACACTCACGATGACAGAGTACGGTAATTCAATTCCGTACACGCAGAAGGTTAAGACCCTCTCTGACATCATGGTGCCTGAAACTGTTCGTACAGTGTTGATGAATGACATGAAAGTTGTTCTTGATAGTGCGGCGGCGTCCGTATTTAAGACCAACGATTATGTTGCAACGATTACGAATACAGCAACAACGACATTCAGCACAAGTGGAACGGCTACCGCAACCGCTGGGGCGAATATGTCGGACAAGAACGTGCGTGATATCGTTGACCGCATGAAGACTCTTCTGATTCCGAAGCGGGAAGACGATAACTACGTTTGCGTTGCGTCCACGAACAGTATCCGTGGGCTGTATGATTTCTTCGAGGCGAAAGCACAGCTGACAACTCTCCAGCCGTTGTATCGTGGGGAAGTCGGCCAGTACTATGGCTGTCGGTTCGTTGAAGAAACAAATTTCCTTGGGAATGCTGATGGCTCCAGTGGTCTGTATGGAGAGGCAGTGTTCTTCGGGGCCGATGCAGTCAGGGAAGGTATTGCCATTCCTGAAGAAATTCGTGTCGGGATTCCTACTGACTTCGGGCGTGATCAGGCTATCGCTTGGTATGCGTTGCTTGGATTCCAGCAAGTTTGGGATTACAGCGCTGATGGTCAGACTCGAATCATCACAGTTGATTCACTCTAAGGGAGGGTATAGATATGTCGAAATCTGGACGTAGTTATTCTGACTCTTCTTACGGGTCGGAGAAACTGGTTAGGTCAGCGGAAAGTGCATCGCTCGCAGGAACAGGTGTGGCGACAGTTATTGAGCGTCATACGTTCATGGTTCCTACAACGGTCACTGACTGGAACGTAATTGTGAAGACAGGCGGAACAGCGGCGGCTTGCCCCATCGAGATCGGAAAATCTCTCGCTGGAACAGGTTCAGTTGTGGCCTTCGGAACAATTGCTCTCGGAACAAACGCCAATCTCACAGTTGTTGATGGAAGTTGCGAATCGACTTCTTTCTCAACTGGTGACGATCTCGTTTTTCAACGTGGTATTGCGACTACGGCAGGGCCGTTCGTGATCAGCGGGGAAGCGAAGTATCGTGAGACGTTTGAAGCTGGGGATAATTAAGTTTGGCGAAATGGGGAGGGGGAGTAAAACCCCTCTCCTCAAATCTTGCTGGAGTAGCTCAGTTGGTAGAGCATCTGTTTTGTAAACAGAGGGTCGGGGGTTCGAATCCCTCCTTCAGCTAATAACCTCAAAGAGAGGAATCTTGAAGACAGCGTGTATTAGTAGGTATGGCGCATTTGGTGATATTTTACATGCCGCCGCTCTCCCTCGTTTAATCAAAGATTACTACAAAGTAGACCATCTCACTTTCGAAACAAACTATCAAGGAATCCAGATTCTTCAAGAGAATCCATACATTGATGAGTTGATTCTCATTGATCCTTTGAAGTTCTCATTTACAAGATTAGAAGCCCACTGGAATTATCTCGCAGACTCCTACGATATGTTCTTTAATCTCTTTCACTCGATTGAATACGGGTGTATTGCTATGGAGGATGAGCAGAGTTATTATCGCAATGATCAGTATCGTCGAGAGAAGTACGGTAAGATGCCCATGTGCGATGTGATGACTCAATGGGTTGGGCTTCCTGAGTTCCTGTACGGGAATCGTGGGGTGATGTATTACAAAGAAGAAGATCATTATAGTGCGAAGTCATGGTTAGACGAGTGCAAGAAGAAGTATGGGGTTAAGTATATCTGTCTAGTGTGTCTATCAGGGTCATCTTTGCATAAGAAGTTCTTACAGGCCGAACAAGTCTGTCATCAGATGATTGAGAAGTATCCTGACACGATGATCATCACGACTGGAGATTCGTTCTGCAAGAATCAAGAGGTTGTGAGTAAGAGATTGTTGTCTAAAGTAGCTAAGTGGAACTTCAGGACAGTCGCTCTCATGTCGAAGTACGTTGATTATTATATCGGGACGAATACAGGTCTATCTTGTGTCGCAAACTCATGGGACACCCCGACAGTCCAACTGTTCACAGCAGATTCAATCGTCACTCATTCTGGATATGCAAAGAACTCGTTCGGGGTTCAGTCCCCGATCTACTGCTCGCCCTGTCATAAAGGCCCATACAAATACATCGGCTGTCCGATCAAGAGCAATCACCCGGCTTGCGTGACATTCAACATCGATGAAATCATGGACACTGTGGAGGTTCTTCGTAATGTCTGTCTTGCATAAACTTGAGAAATTCAAAGAACATATGTTGCAAGTGTGTCCGTATTGTCATGCGAGACAACCTATTCTTGTGCGTGGGGCAAAGACAGATTTCATTGATGGGAAGTTCAGCATTGAAACATACCCTGATCTCGGCTATTCATTCTGCAACTGCAAGAATATCTTCTATACGAATTGGGCGAACATCCGACAAAGTGTTTATGACGAAGATTACTCGAACAAACACAAGACAAAAGAAGTTGAGAACCTCTGCAATAATTACTGGAAGATGTATGAGAATCTTTTTGATACTGAAGGGAAAGAATTCCTTGAGATCGGGAGCATCAATTCCTACATCCTTGATAACGCAAAGAAATGTGGATTCAAAACCACTGGCCTCGACATCTTCAATCACAAAGACTTTAAACATGAGTTGATCGTCTCTGATTTTGAAACATGGGATGGGAATATCTGGTTTGATGATTTTAAGGTTCATAAGAAGTTCGATGTTATTTGGGCGTCTCATGTCTTCGAGCATTTCAAAGACCCGATTCTAGCGTTAAAGAAATGTTATGAGAGCATGAATGAAAATGGGATTCTTCTAGTAGCAATGCCTGACATATTCTTCATCAACTGGAACAGCGTCTATTCATGGTGTCACTGGCATCTTCGTGAGCATCATATCATGTGGGACATGGACTCATTCTGTGACGAAGCGATCAAGATCGGATTCAAGATTGAACTCAAGAAACGAAACACAATCTCGAAGATTGAAACCTTCGGAGATTATCACATTCTAATGAGGAAACTATGAACGAAATTGCTGTGATTGTTCCGACTTATGGACGGGCTAAAGAGATAAGAAAGACTGCAAAACATCTTAATGAGACCGCAAAACATGAGATGTTGATTTATTTCATTGCCGATGAGAGTGATAAAGAATCGTTAGCTGAGATTGAGAGTCTGATGAAAGAGATGGTGAATGTGAGACTTCTCACAACTTCTATTCGTGGTGTCGGGAAGATCTACGAGTTTGGTTATCATAACACGACAGAAGATTATGTGTTCATGGCCGCAGATGACATGGTGTTTCCTGATGGGTGGTTGATGATGGCAATGGATCAGATTGGAGACAAAGGAGCAATCGCAATCGCTGATGAAAACTCTGGCTCATGGTGTCTATTCATGGTTAAACGAGATTATGTTCAAGAGAAATCATGCGTTGAAGATAGATCGAACACGATGTTGAATACTGATTACGACAGGATCGCAGATGCAGAGTTTGTGTTCACGTTAGACGCTCGTGGTGATCTCGCTTACGCAACATTCTTCATCAATCATATGACCCCAGTGTTTTATGGGCAGAAGAAGATGTCTTCTGACGGACAGACCCAAGAGATTTCATACAATCAGTTTTTAATCAGAGACTTGATGATTCCGTACGCTGACGTACACGCTGATATCGTGCAAGACTCTCATACCGGAGTTCGTAATATCCTGAAGATCAAGATTGTTCCGAAAAATCCGATCATCACTGATAATTTTAGATACGATGAATACACGAAAGAATCTAACTCAAGAGACGAAGAAATCATGCAGAGTCGCCGTCATCTCTGGGGTGGAAAATGTCAGTACAGATTCCCCCCTAAAATTCACGAGGTTCTATGAACAGAATATTAGTGATCATCCCGATATTCGGGAAAGAAGACATGACTCGGAAGTGTATTGAGAAGACCCTAAACAATTCTGGATGTGATATTGATATTCTAGTTGTTGATGATGGCTCTAAGAAACCATTCAAGTATGATTCGGATAAGAATGTTTATGTGTTGAGACTTGGAGTTAATGGTGGGTTCACGAATGCTATCAATCGTGGAATTCTGTGGGCTGGGATGATGTATGAGTACATCCATCTTCTGAATAACGATACTGAACCGAAACAGAAGTTCTTGAAGGTTCTTGTTGATCGAATGGATAAGGATGATTCAATCGGGATCATCGGGTCTGCTCGCCTTCACGCAAACAACAATGTTGAGTTGTACGGGGCTGATCTATTGCGTGGCTATCAAATGACAACAACTATGAAAGATCTAACGAAAGAAGTGATTGAATGCGATTGGATTCCGTTCTGCTCAGTCCTACTAAGATTCTCAATGATTCGAGAAATCGGGCTTCTCGATAAACACATGAAGAATCACTGTTCAGATAACGACTATTGTTTTCGTGCGAAACAAGCAGATTACAAGGTGATGTTAGACACAAATTCCATAGTTCTCCATCATCATTCTGTGACTGTGAAAGAACATAAGATCGTTCCGGAATCTGATCAAAAGGTGTTCTTAGAGAAGTTTGCGAATCTGTGGTATGCACAACTGATGAAAAGACTCCCGTTAGATGCTGAGTTTGAAACTTACGGGCAACTTAAATTTGAGGTGATAACGAAATGAAGATATTGATATTCAGAAGCGGAGCTTTTGGAGACAATCTAATTATCACTCCTGCAATACGCCATCTTCACAATCAAGGCCATGAGCTAGTAGTCGTCACTTCTAAACGTGGCATGGAAGTGTTTAAGGATAATCCGCACATTAGTAAGCTGATTCAATGGAAAGAAGAGACTCCAATCGAGAAGTTAGAGGAGAACATTCAGTATCTTAAGAGAAAGTTTAAGTGTGAGAAGATCTATAACTTCTCAGAGTCGATTGAGGTGTCGTTGTCTCAGCACCCTAGAAGCCCGAATTACAAGCTACCGAAGTTTGAGAGACTCGCTCGGTTCAATCGAAACTTCTATGAGTATTCGTTTGAGTATATTAAAGAGTCTTGGGATGGAGTTGATCTTAAACCTGAGTTATTCTTCAATCAGAACGAGATCGATGATGCCATTCAGTATGTCGGAGACTTCAATTTCAATGTGTTGCTTGGACTGTCTGGATCAGGGAATAATAAGACATGGCCGTGGTCACAAGACTTTGCGTACAATCTATGTGATAAATATCCAGATGTTCATATCATTACGGTCGGGGACGAGAAGTGTAGACTGATTGAACCGGAACGAGAAGGGCGAATCACTAACCTATGCGGAAAGATTCCCATGCGAACAGCAATGGCTCTCACGAGCGTAGTTGATCTTGTAATCGCTCCAGACACTGGGATTATTCATGCTTCTGGATGTTTTGACACGCCAAAGATGTGTTTATTAGGCCATAACACGAAAGAATGTATCGTTAAACACTTCAGGAACGATTATTCTGTCGAAGCTGATAGTAGACTATCACCCTGTTCCCCATGTTTCTACCTCATTTACAACATGAAATTGCAGTGTCCAATCGCGGATAATCACGGGGCATACTGCATGGAGAAAGGCATCCCCATGGAAACTGTCTTAAAACAATTCGAGGTCGTTTATGCTGAATCTCAAAAAAGAAGCTAGTCAGTTAGAGATCGGAGAACTGAAGGTTGCAAACTGCCCGATCTGCAAGGCGTATGTCTCTCATCAGTATTACATGAAAGATGCTCCGACCCAACGCACTAGCAAATGGTTCTCATGCTCTTGCGGGATCGTGTTTCAGAACAAGTTTCCTGATGGCGTGTATGACAAGAAATATTGGGACAGCAACAACAAAGATGAACCGAAGATTAAAGAGGCGTATGAGTATGCAGTCAAGGTGTATGCCCCGATTATTGAAGAGCTTGTCTACGGGCGTAAGATGTTAATGATCGGACAGGTGAATCCGTATCAAAAGACGGAGTTTGAGAGGCGTGGCTGGGTTCCAACGATCATTGACAAGAATATTGATATTCAATCATCTGACCGCTACATCTCTGCGGATTTTGAGAAATACAACTTCAAGGAATCAGAGAAATTCAATCTAATCTGGATTTATCAAACCCTAGAATGTTTCAATGATCCCATTGCGTCTTTGGAGCTTTGTGAAAAACTAAGTTCTGAAGATGCTATACTATTTATATCGAGTCCTGATACTGATTTTATCAACACTCGAAGTTCTAGTAATTTCGTTCATTGGAAGGCGGAGTACAACCACATAATGTGGAATAGAAGGAGCATGACACGCCACCTAGAGAATCTGGGGTTCAATGTTATCTTGAGCAGACAGAATTACGAGTATCGATTCCCTGTTCAGGATGACTTTCACATAATTGCACAACTCAAATTCTTTTAGGAGGATGAAATGGCCACAGTTACTTCAGTAGTTACAATCGATACAGGTGAATGGTTATACGTTGATGTTACAGGAATCACGCATACCGTCACTAACGCCCAGACGTTCAATCTTACCATTGATGATAATAGCACGACAGACGTTCGTTATTATCTTCTCCCAAGTCAGACAGCTATCACCACAACAGATGGTTATAAACTGACGTTCAGACCTGAAACCGTTGGTGCTGAATCTGGTAACGGAGCAAGAATGGTGGCTCCACTCACAGATGCTGGGGAAGGATCAAACTTCTATAAACTTCGTGGGGAGTTCTGCATTGAATGTCCAGTTAGTGGCGTTGTTCAGCGTTGGAAGATTGCGAAGATGAATCCTAGCAACGCAGATTTCAGTGCGGCTGGAACTCTCACAATGACATTAGAGGATCAATTCGGTCACGTGATGGTCGTCCCATTTACTGGTTCTGGAATTACAGTCGCTCAGGCGGCATAAGGAGATAAGTCATGGCAAAATACACATCACATAATGCAAAAACCCTTTGCAATACGGTAGAAGAGGCCGCTACTGCATTAGAGACTTTGATTCATTTGGTGGATGTTACTAGACTGAATATGAACTGTGGAATCACTAAAACAAACGATAACAAATACTTGGCGTGGTTAGTCTATACTGACGAAGCATAAAGGAGCGTTATGATAAACGATACGTTCAAACGCATCCAAGTCAGGGCGATGGCGTGTGTTCAGAATACTAGCACGTCTACGACAAACGCAAATGATCTTCTCCCCAAGGTCAAGGACTGGGTTCGCACCCGATACGATAGAATCCTTAGAAACTTTCCTTGGGGAGAGCTTAATAGGAGCTATAACCTTCCGATCATTTCTGGAACTCGTGATTACTCGCTTCGTTATGATCTCGAAGATGTCATTAAGATGTGGGACACGACTAACGGAAAAGAGATCACTGCGTTAGATATTCGTGATCACGTAAGATTCAATGCTGTGAGTCTTGAGGTTGTCGGGAATGTTCAGACTGGAACTGCTGATCATTATATTCCTATCGGCTCAAAGTCCTGTTCTGCGTTATTGTCTGTCGCTGATAAAGTCCAGGTATTATCGACTTCTGCGTCAGATGTTGCTCCGTGTATCGTAAGAATCACAGGAGAAGTCAGCGGAATGACAGTTAGCGAAGACATCACACTTACAGGAGCCACTGCCGTTGATTCAGCGAACACTTATGACGCATCTTCAGAACTTCAGATCGCTCAGGGAAGTTCATCAGCAACCTTGACTGATGCAGTTGGAGTCATTACTGTTCGTGAGAAGACAACTGCGACTAATATTCTTGCTAAATTATCTCCAAGTGATCGCTCTCCGTTATTCAAGTGGATTCGCCTGTCTCTAATGCCATCAGCGAACGCAACCTTTCAAGTGTGGTACAAGAAGCGGTGGCTTCCTCTTGTCAATGACAATGATGCCCCGATCATCCCATGTGCGAATGAACTCGTTGAAGGGGTCGTAGCTGACGCTCTTTGGGAAGACGGGCAAGTCACAGGGGCACAGGATCAAGAACAGAAGTTTGCGAATAGTGTAAAAGAATTATGGATTGCAATGAGACCACGGAATCTCATTAAACAAATCGTTCCTGATAACGGAGAGCCACAGGTGTACGGCCAACGGAATCTCTATAACCTAGGAAACTCATACTAAAATGTCAGTTCTGATTGCTAACCGAGTGAAGTATCAGCAGAATGATTTCTCAGGTGGACAGAACTCCTCGGATGAGACAGCGAGTATCGGGAAGAATCAAGCTGAACTTCTTCAGAATTCTATCATCACGAAGAAAGGAAAATGCACTCAGAGAAATGGGCTGACTGTTCTTGGAACTGCGAATAGCACGACGAATAAGATTCTTGGGTTAGTCCATTATAATGTTGGGGGAACGCTTGATACTTTACTTCGTGCAAGAGCGACTAAGATTCAAAGACTGGCTGATGATTATTCAGACTGGACAGACATCGTTGGGCTAACGACTCTCACAACTGGATTACAGACTAATTTCATACAAGCCCTAGATAAATGTTTCATTTTGAACGGAACAGATCATGTGTTCAGTATTGATTCAGCGTTTACTGTAACAGATGAGAATGATACGAATGCTGATTTTCCACTTAGTACAGTAGCGGAGTGGACTCCGAACAATAAAATGTTTGCTTCAGGAAGTCTTACTCAAAGTACAAAAGATTATGTGTGGTTCTCAAATGCTATTGACCCACAGACGTGGGATAGAGCGACGAACGTGTTCAAAGTTCGTTCCGGTGATGGTGGAAAAGTCACATGGTTGAAAGCTTTCAAAGAGTTCGAGTTGATCATCTACAAGAATGATTCTATTCATGTTTTGAACATGGATGGAGCAACTCCCCTCACTGATTGGGATCTGAAGCCATTGAGTGTGGCAGTTGGATGCTCGGCAGGGAGAACAGTTCAAGACATCGGAAATGATCATATCTTTCTAGCGAATGACGGGGTTCGTCTTCTTTCTCGTACGACATTTGACAAGTTACGAGTTGGAGTCATCTCAGACCCGATTCGAGACATCATTGACGGAATCAACTGGGATGCAATCGATACAGCAAACGCATGGTTCGAGAACGGCCTTTATATTCTTAACATCCCAACTGGAACTTCTACAGTTCCTGATCGAACAGTTATTTGGGATTCAATCGCCGCACAAAGAAACGGTGATCCTAATTCAGCGTGGACGACAGTTCCAAAAGCCACTTGGAATTTATCGTGCATGAGCTCGTTCGGGTTTGGGGACAACATCAAGACGTTCGTCGGTGGTTCATCCCTAGCAACTTCTCTTTGCTATAAAGTTTTAAATGGAACAACAGATGCAGGAACAGCGATCACTCAGAGAATTATCACGAGACAGATTGATTTTGATGATTCGTTTATTATTAAGATTTTTGACCCTAGTCAGTTTGTGGCAGATGGTGGCTCTGACGGAATCTATCTCATTGAAATGCAAGTCGATGAAGGAGGTTGGGTCACAGTCGGGCAGATTGCATTAACTGGGAATCTAACAACTCCGTTCACAACTCCAGCGACTACGGTTGCTCTAACGGACGCAACTGGAAATTTCAGAACAAAGTTCTCAGGACGAGGAAGTTACGTTCAGTACAGAATCACAAACTCAGTAAGCGGGAAAATCGCGACATTCATTGAATACACAACTTATGCACGGCCTTATACGGGGAGGATTTAATCATGGGTATTGTTGTAATTCCGAGTTTTGGAGCAGATCCGGTATCAGTAACAGGGCCGACTCTTGACGCAAAAGTTGACGGGCTTGGAACAGAATTTAATGGAAACATTGAGAATGCGAATATCAAGGCAGGGGCGGCGATTGCGAACTCGAAGTTGAATCTTGCGAGCATTGCTCAGGATGTCACACTTGCTGGGACTACTACTATCTCAGGGGCATCAACAATCTCAGGGGTTCAGACGTTCTCTTCAAAGATTCAGAAGTTAGCGAAGGGTGCTGATGTGGCGTCTGCGGCAGGAGCGATGACTCTTGGAGATGATGGAAACTACTTCGATATCACAGGAACTGAAGCAATTACCTCTATCACTGCAAAAACCGCCGGAACAGTCGTAACTCTTCAATTTGATTCAACTGCAACTCTCACGGACGGAAGTAATCTAAAACTTGATGGAAACTTCACAGGAGCCGCTGGTTCAACAATCACTCTCGTGTCTGACGGAACCAATTGGTTTGAGAAATGCAGAAGTCCACAGTTTTCTCCAACATCCGCTAATGCTATTACTGGAAGTGTCGTTCAGGTTGTGAATGTTCAGACTGGAGCAATGGCAACGGGAACGACGGTTATACCAATAGATGATTCAATTCCGGCCATTACCGAAGGTGATGAGTACATGACTCTTGCCATTACCCCAAAATCTGCGACAAATAAACTGAAGATTGATGTGGTTTTTGTTTGTTCAGATAGTGCTGGGAATTATCCTACGGTCGCATTATTTCAAGATGCTACGTCAGCGGCATTAGCCGCTGTGTCGAATGCTCCGTCAGCAACTGCGACTATTGAATCCGTAATAAACTTTACACATTTTATGACAGCAGGAACGACATCAGCAACGACATTCAGAGTAAGAAGTGGCCCACATTCTGCATCAACAATTACGTTCAATGGACAGAGCGGAGCTCGGATATTTGGCGGAGTAATGGCATCAAGCATAACCATAAGTGAGATCAAGGCCTGATGATTACGACTTTAAAAGATTATGATGGAAAAGTGATTACATTCTGCGAGTGGAGACTTGTCGGCCCATCGGGCTATGACATGGAGAACGGAGAGTACGTCTGGATCAATGACATCTGGTGTCATCCGAGTCATCGTAATAGATACAAAGTCAATAGAATCATCGATGAAGTAATGAGAATGGTGCCTGACGCAAAGTACTGTTATTTTCAGAGAAAGAAGAAGAATGAGAGAGTCAGAATCTATACGAGAACTCAATGGGAACGGCGAAGACACGCTTATGATCCCGAACTTATCATAAAGGAGATTTAATATCATGGGCGGTCAACCTTCAGCACCATCAGCACCTGCTCCAGCACCTTCTACGACTGAGACTTCAGCTCAAGCAATTCAGGCGCAGATTGACGCTCTTCCTAAGATTCTTGCGGCACAAAAAGAATATGGAAGTCAGTTTTCTGAAGAATCTTTAAAGGCTCTTCAAGAATATAGTGGCCCATTTGCTGAAGCGGCTTTAAACCTTGAGCAAAAGTATGCCCCCCAGTATAAGGCAATCTCTGATATTTTGAATCCAGAAGTCGGAGCGGCCCAAAAGACTCTTACTGATTATTTGAATCAAACAGACGATCAGGAATATAACTCTCTTGCTCCCGGTGTTCGTGAAGACATAAGAGCTGGGCAATCGCAACGTGGCCTTGGTGCAATCAGTCCTCTTGGTTCAATTGACGAAGGTGTCCAACTCGCTCGATTAAAAAGCTCATTAAAAGACAGACGCTTGAACATTGCTCTTTCGACAGCAAGTAGAACTCCTATTAGCGGTCAAACTCAGGTTCAAGGAACAACTGGAACAGGACAACTTGTGCAGAATGTGAACCCTGACAGTATTTTTGGATATCAAGGGAATCTGAACAATTTCAATGCTAGTATATTTGCAACTGAAGCTGATAAATATCAATCAAGACAAGTTGCAACAACTGCAAAGAACGCTTCGATGTCTCGTGGGGCGTTAGGTTGGATTATCTAATGCTTACACTTTCATCGTTTAGAGATAAAGTCCAGTCGATTGAAAAGAAACTAGAATCTTATCCTGATTCAGTCTATGGAGATAATGCTTGTCCTCTTAAGCATTCTTTTGCCGGAGACCAGTACATCCGAAAGATATTCATGAAGAAAGGGCTTATGATTGTCTCAAAGATTCATAAACATGAGCATGCTTTCTTTGTAATGACTGGGGATGTTTCAGTTCTTACAGAAGATGGAGTTGAAAGGATCAAAGCCCCGTACTGCGGAATCACGAAGATCGGGACAAAACGGGTTCTCTATATCCACGAAGATACTGTCTGGGTAACAGTTCACACAGTTGGAGAAGAACGTGATCTTGAGAAGATTGAAGAACGAGTGATTGCAAAGGACTTCATTGAGCTAGATGACCAGAAATTAATTAAGGATGGTGCGTTATGACATGGGCTTATATTGCGGCGGCAGTTGGGAGTGCGGCAAAAGATAAGAGTGGGAAAAGAAAGAAAGATATGCAAGAAGGAAACACTTCATCCTCTGCAATGGCCGCATTAAAAGGAATTGCAACTCAAGCGGCTGGGTCAGCTGAATCAACGTCTGACCAATCTTTTTCTGGAGAAACATCTGCTGGAAAAGGAGTTAATGTCGGGGGGACGAATGCCGCTGGGGAGCCTATGGTTTATTCTGGTGGAAGTGCGAGTTCTGTTGCAAGTCCTTCTGTAAGTACATCATCTGCTTCATCTGATAGTGGGTTTATGTCAAACGTTGGAAACGCTATTAAAGGAGTTGGAAGTGTTGCAGGTGGAGTTATTGGTGGCGCAATTGAGAAAAAGACAGGGTTTGATGTTGGAGAGTATATATCTAAACAACAGGAAAAGACTGCGGCGAAACAGATCAATTTATTTCAAGCTCAGAAATTGAAAGAAGCAGGGATGGGGGATGATGCAGTTCAGGCATTAATGAAAACAAATCCAGCGACTGTTAAAGATGCTGTTGCTGTTGGAAAGGATTTCTCTGAGTTCATTAGGACATCGACTCAAAAAGGAATTGATCATGCAATCAAGACTGATGTTGCAAAAGCAGTTGGAGTCTCGAATGCTCAGTATGAAGCCATGGGAGAAACTCAGAAAAGATCATTTGAGTTAAGGAAAGAGTTCCAATCATTACCACAAGTCAAAGAATATCAGGTTGTAAAGACTCAAGTGAATGCAATGGATTCTCTTCTGAAAGGAGCGAACGCTGGTGATGGGCAAAGTAAACTCGCTCTTGATCAAGGCCTCATTACAATCTTCAACAAGATCACTGACCCGAATTCAGTTGTTCGAGAGAGTGAATATGAGAGGACTCCACAGAATCTTTCTCTTGTGAATCGGTTTACTGGAGCTTTCAATAAATTAAAAGAAGGTGGCGCTGGTTTAACTCCTTCCGACAGGGAAGCTCTTGTATTTGGAGCAAAGTTAATGGCTGATAGTCGAGCTAATGCTTACAACGAACTTCACGATAATTATCAAGGACTTGCGAAAGAGTTTGGAGTTAAGCCTTCAACTGTAACTGCTGGATTTGGAAGAGCTACTAAGTTTACAAATAGTTCTACGTCTGATGGTGAAACCTTGAAGAAAGAACCTAAGAAAAAAAGTTATTCATCTCTCTGGAGTAAATGATGGACAAACCTTGGTCGGATGTAGAAGAATCTAAGGATTATCAGGCTCTTGCTCCAGAAGAGAAGATATCTGCAAAAGAAGAATATTTCTCTACTGTTGTTGCTGAGAAAGAAGAATTTAAATCTTTAAAACCAGAAGAACAAAGCTCCGCTCGTTCTGAATTTCTTGGGCTTGAAAGGACTCCAGCATCTGCTTCAACATCTTCAAAGATAGAAGATAAATCAGTAAAACCAACTGGCAATGAAGTCGCAGATGATTATATTCGGGGTCTGACTTCTGGTCTAATGAAGGGTGGGGCAAATATGCTTGATACTGAGCAGAAAGTCATGGACATTGTAACCCGTCCATTTCGCACCCAGTTATCTATTAAAAAAGACGCAACGATTACAGAAAAGATTCTTGGCCAGAATATCAAGGAGACAATTGCTCCAATCACAAACACATTCTTTGGAGATCAAGCAAAACAAGCAAGAGTGTTTGCTGAAGATTATTTCAAAGCAAAATCATTAGGAGCAAAAGTTGTTGAGACTGTTGCACAAGCCCCTGCTTTTATTGCAGAAAATGCAATGATGGGTGGTGGGAAATTAGTCCCTGCTCTGAATAAACTGTCTCTTCCAATCCTTGGAGCTATCCAAGGGTCTCAAGAAGGAAAGATAGGTGTTAATTCCGCAAAGCAAGCTGGAATCAATATGGCTATTGGGAAAGTATTTGGTGCAATTGAGAAGATTAATCCCGGCCCTCAAACTTCCATGGCACTCAAAACAATTGCAACAGCCTCTCGTGCAACTCTTGGAGGCGTAGCTGGTGGGGTAACATCTGCTCTTTCAAATGGTGATCTTTATGCAAATAGCCCAGACAAGTTTGATAATTTCGTTGTTGATTTTGTTGCGTCAGGATTATTGACTGCTCTTCCAAGTGCAAAGCCTTATGATCTCGCAAAGAAAGTTGTTCAAGTTTCTGAAGCAAAGACTAAATTATTTGATGAGTTCGTTGGAACAATGAAAGATGATATTAATGCAGATTTAAATCATTCTATTGGCTGGGGGAAAGAACGTCCTGTTGAAGCAATGTTCACAGAAGTGATGAAGGGTGAGAAGCCAGTTAAAACGTACAAAGAACTTGTTGGAAAAACTGAATCAAAGATTCAAGAAGTTCAGAATGAAAAAGCAAGATCCGTTGATGAGAGCAATGCAAAGATTGAGATTGAACCAACGCTTGGAATTGAAACTCTTAGACGAAATGAATTGTTGAGTCCAGGGGGATCTGCGAATAAGAAAGCAATTCAATATTATGATGCTGTAATTGCTCGTGAAAAAGGTCTTGTTAAGGATATGAATGTTCTTGATGCTTTCAAAAGAACTGGGCAATTAAAGATTGAATTGAATGATAATGCAATGAGAGCGCAGAATAGACCGCCACTGACAAGAACTGAAAAGGCAGTGAATGAATCATTAATTGCTGATTATAATCGAGCGATAGCAGAAGTTCTTCCGAGCTATAAGAAACTATCAGCAAAAGAATCTTCACTGATTTCATTGAAAGAATTGCTTAATAGGAAAGCAGTAGTTCAACAGACTTCTCCTAGTGCTGGATTTAGTGTAGAAGAGGCCGCAAGGTCGGCTCAGTTGCGTGGAGCTGGCTTTAAAATGTCTGTAATGGGAACAATGCTTCAAGCGGCAAAAGATATTGTGCTAAGAGGGAATTCTGTTGAAAGAACAACAAAAGATATTATGAAATTGCAGAAAGAAATTGATGCGATTACAAAACTTCAAGCGAAGAAGATTATTAATCAGGATAAGATTGAAGAGGCTACTAGAAGAATTGGTTATCAATATACGCCTGTTCGAGAAACTGTATTTCCTAAACAACTTGGAACACAGAAGTTAATTGGCTCAGAACCTATTATGAAAGGCATGGAACAACCACAGATTGAAGGAAGGATTCTTGGGAAAAGAAAAGAACTTCCTTCTCCTGAAAAGTTTGAACGTGTCTCAAAAGAGACATCAGAGGCAAGGTTAAGAGAACAGAAGATGAAAAGATTTGATAAGAACAAAGTCACTTATGTTGGGAAGAAAGATTCAAGTATGGATCAGGTCATCAAACGTCTTGTTTCTGGAAAACTAGCAAAATAAAAGGAGACTATCAATGGCATCAGGTCAAGTAGTCAGGACGAGGCCGAATATAGGATTCGCCTTCGAGACACTAACAGTAGCAGATAGCATTCAAGTTCTTACCCCTACGATCTATAAAGACAGCAACACTTCAGGCGGTGCAGAGTCAGCGTTCATCACTCTCGCTTCTGGGCAGATCAGATATCGATACGATGGTGGAGACCCAAGCTCAACTGTTGGGCATATCTTAGATATCGGTGGGATTCTTATTCTAAATGGTCAAAATCAAATGTCAGCATTCAAGTGCATTCGCACTGGAACAACTAGCGGTGTCATCACTGTAACTTTTGAACGCGAGTAGGAGAATCCAAAAAATGGAACAGACGAATCCTCAGAAGAAAGCAACAACAATCACGGAAGTCGTAGGGCATGTTAAGATCGTTGAGAATGATTTAGAGGTGTTGAGACCAGTCTTTAAGGATGTAGATGTAGAGCGTCCTGTGTTCAAAGACAAACAGATTGATGTTCCGACTGGGTTCGATAAAGTCGTGAATCTTCTTGCGATTGATCTCGCAGAGAAAGTCGTGCAACACGTCATTGCTAAACTTGACGAGAGACTTGAAAAAGCAATTACAACGAGACTTACTGAGATTGAATATCCTAAGTTAGTTGAGAAGTTGAATATTACTGAAGTTCCTGTGACAGTTGAGAAGCCAGTCTATAAAGATGTAGAAGTATCGAGACCAGTCTACAAAGACACTGAGATTATTAATCCAGTGAAGAGGGATGTGGAAGTCATCAATGCTGTGATTATCGACAAGCCAGTCTTCAATGCTATCATTGAGGATGTTCGAGTGACTAATGCAATCGTGAAGGACATCGAGGTTGAGAGGGCAATTATCAGAGAGAAGACAATCGATGTCATACACAAGAACTGTTTCAGCCAAGACGGAAAACCATTGGTGTGATTTAATGAGTATTCGGCAACCCTATCTAGCTCAAACGAAACAAATTATCACAGAAGATGATATTGAAGCATTAGCAGTTGATTATCTTATCTTACGAGACGCAAACGGACGGCTCTGGAAATTAACTGTAAAAACAGACGGGGCCTTAGACACTATTAATATTCAGCCACAGGGACAACCGATTGGCATATTGCTAGGATTAACTTACTTTTAAAGGGAGATTACAATGGCTGATAACGTAGTAGTGACACCGGGGACAGGGAATACAGTTGCGGCTGATGAAGTGACTGACGCAACACTAGGAAGTTGTAAGGTTCAGTATGTTAAGTTGATGGATGGGACTCTCGATGGTACGACTAAGGGTGTCATCGGAGCCAATGGTCTTGCGGTTGATGTGAAGGCCGCAGTGATTACGAGTGGGACGATTACAGCAGTCACGGGGATTACGAATCCTGTGGCGGTCACGAATGCAGGGATAACGTCAATAGACGGGAAGATTACAGCGTGTAATACCGGAGCGGTTGTTCTAGCGGCGGGGACTGCAGGAATCGGGAAGTTGACTGCAAACTCAGGGGTTGATATCGGGGACGTTGACGTAGCCAGTTGTGCATTACCGACAGGGGCGGCGACTTCTGCGAAGCAGTTAGCGAACAATCATGATGTTGTTGTTACTTCAATGCCCGCTCTTGGAGCAGGGACAAATCTTCTAGGAAAAGTTGGAATTGATCAAGCCACGGCGAACGCTAATGAAGTGGTTGTTAAGTCAGGGACGGTAACGGCTGTAACCTCGATCACAAATGCTGTTGCAGTAACAAATGCAGGAATTACCTCGATTGATGGAAAGATCACGGCCTGTAATACGGGGGCTGTGGTCTTAGCCGCAGGAACTGCTGAGTTCGGGAAGTTAGCGGAAGGAGTCGCAGAGATTGGAAACGTCAAGAACAGCGGAACCTTTGCGGTTCAAGCGGCTTGTACTCTTGGGGCTGAAACAACGAAAGTGATTGGGACTGTCAATGTTTCGGCAAGTCAAAGCATCGGAGTTACTCAGGCCACCGCAGGGAATCTTAATATGACTGAAGCAAGTGCCTCAGCGATTAAGACCGCTGTTGAAGTAATCGATAACTGTATTTCTGGTAGTGAGGCCCAAGTTGATGTTGTGGCGGCATTACCTGCGGGGACGAATAACATCGGTGATGTTGACGTTCTCTCTTTTGCTAGTGGAAAGACAATTAAACGGGCAGTTATCTCAGGAGCAACGAGTGGGGACAATACAATAGTTGCGGCTGTTGTGGACAAGAAGATTAAAGTTTTATCGGTATTCTTGGTGGCAATTACTGCGGTTACGGTTCGTTTTGAGAGCGGAGCGGCGGGGACTGCTCTAACTGGAGTGATGAGTATCGGAGCAACTGGTGGGTTTGTTCTTCCACCTCCTTCCGATCCAACTAATCATTGGTTTGAAACAGGAGTGAATACTTTACTCAATATGGAACTTGGCGGTGCTGTTCAAGTTTCCGGAGCAATCACTTATTACGAAGAAGCATAAGGAGGAGTTATGGCTTGGACAGCGACACCTAAAGAGATTACTAAGGATGAGAACGGAACAGGATTGATCCTGAAGGTTGAGATCACGGACGGAGTTTACACGGAGACTCTCACACGCCCAATGTTTCGCCCGAAGCTTTCGAGTGAGGTGGATGAGACTGCGAAGAATATCATTGAGGAAGTTAAAAGTCGGAAGAAAGCGATTGAGAAAGTGAATCTCTTGTACGAAGATGCTGTGAAGAAGGTCAATAAACCAATCAGTCAAAGGGTTGTTGCAGAGGTAAAATAAATGGCAAGTCTGTATTTCGTCGGACACACTGACGCTCATTGGGACGATAAGGATAATTGGGCTACGTCTAGCGGTGGGGCAACTCACCCTGCGGCGGCTCCTACCGCCTCTGATGATTGTTTCCTTGATGCCAGTAGCCCTGCCGCTACGACCAACGGGACGAGTGTGGCTAAGAGCGTGGACTGTACGAATTATGCACAGACGCTGACCTTGGGGGCCAACCTCACAGTCTCCGGCTCGATCACCCTTGTCTCTGGCATGACGTTTACGCCGAGTACGTATAAGGTCACGGTGAACGCGACGAGCACGATTACGACAGGGGGGAAGGAATTTACTGATTTTGAGATTGCGTCTAGTGGAACTAGGACGTTTACCTTTGGAGATAATTGTACTGTAAATGGAGTGACTACCTTCTCTGGTGGGAATGGGGCAGGAACAACGCTCACAGGAAATTCAATTCTAGCAAAAGGAAATGTAACACTTTCTGGGAATGGTGCAATTCTCGGAACAACGGTCATAAGTCTATCTGGAAGTGGTGACCAAACCTTTACTGGAGGAGCAACAAAATCAATTACGAATCTGACGATAGCGTCCACTGGAGGAACAGTATATTTTGCAGGAACGGTCTACTATAATTTGGGAACGAATACTCTTGTTTACACTTCTGGAACTGTTGATTGGACAACAAATACAAGCATATTAGAAGTAAGAGGAACGACGAATTTAACCATGAATCCAGGTGGGAACTTATACTCGTTTACTCTTAGAGGATACAATCCGGTTAAGGTTACATTATCAGGGAATGTGACTGTAACAAACGATCTAATATTTTATGGTAACGCTGGCGGAGACTGCACGATTGATGGATCATCGTATAAACTCTATGCTCAGGGGAATATAACCTCCGATTCTCAATTGAATTTTACAGGGACTGTTTCTGCTCTTGAAATATCTGGTGGAGCGAATCAGACATGGACGGCAGTTGGTTCAACTGATATTTACAAACTCCCGATAATCATAAACAAGTCTGGGAACACGCTCACTCTTTCTGGGACAATTTCTTATAATACTGGGACGTGGACATACACAGCAGGGACAGTTTCAGCAGGGACTTCAACCCTTAAGATATCTGGCTCCTGCACCCTGAACACGAACGGAATGAGCTGGTACAACATCACCCAAGGAGCAAACATCGCTCTAGGTTCTGATCTTACCTTCACCCACACTTGGACTCGCACAGCAGGGGCAGTCTCAGGAGCGTATAACGTCATAGCAAGCGGAACAACGTCATTTGTTGGAAGCTCGACGTTCACGGGTTTAAAGATTGCAACGGGTGGGACTGCCTCATTCACTAACGGAACAACTCAGACAGTTACGAGCTTTGATTGTCAGGGGGCAGGGACTACGATTCAGTCAACTTCTGCAGGGAATGCTTGGACGATCTCGGACACCGCTGGAACGAACACGGTCAAGAATACTTCAATCCAAGATTCTACAGCATCGGGTGGGGCAACTTGGAATTCTCTTCTAACGGATGGGAATACGAATGTTTCTGGAAACAATGGATGGATATTTACTGCCGCATCTACGGGCTCTTCGTTTAGAATGCTCATGGGAGTAGGTGCATAATGCCAGTTCATGTTCAGGAAGGAACGAACACAAACGTCACGCAGTCTGTTAATCTTGGAGTAGTTGGGTTAATCGGTGCGTCAATCACTGATACAGGGCTTACCGCAGGACGAGTGACGTATTCTGGAGCATCTGGGATACTCACCGATAGTGCCAATCTTACCTATAACGGCACAACATTCAAAGCCAATCAGATTACAGACTCTGGATTAACAGCGGGAAGAGTTACCTACGCAGGAACAGCAGGGCTTCTTGTAGACTCTGCAAACTTCACCTATGACGGAACAAACCTATAAGTGTAACGATGTGAACCCTGAAACCGTGGAGGATGAAAATGGACTTATCGAAACTAAGCCTGAATGAACTGAAGGTGTTGGCGTATGATGAACTCGTAAGAATCGAGCAAGCTCAAAGCAATCTTCGCTTCATCAACCAAGAGATTTCGAAAAAAGATAAAGCGGTTTCAACTTCGGAGCCGGTAAAGGAATGAGGTTATGGAAGAACGCAGGAAAGACGATTCAAGGATCGAGGTTCTGACTGAGCGAGTTGAGAACTGGATGGAAACAACCACTGATTACAGAATCGCTCTTTGCAAGAAACTTGATCGGCTCAATGAAAAAGTTAACGGCCTTCAGTGCATTGCGAGGATTGAGGAAACAAAAGGAATTAAAGTGCAACTGAAGGCTTTATGGGTTCTTGTTTCGGCAGGGCTTCTTGGAATCATCGCTGAATGGGTAAGAATACGATGAAAGAATGCGGAATCCTTGAGGTGTTGAAACGCATCGCAAGACTTCCGTCTGAGCATTCAAGGGAGAAGATAAGCACGTTAGAGTTGTATCGGGAACTTGATGAGTTGAAACGACAACTGGATGAGAAAGTTCTCCATTGTCCGTATGCAAAACTACAACAGGGAGGATATTAATATGATGGAATGGTTCAATAGTATTAATTGGGTTCAGGTTGGAGTTGGTTATGTCCTATCAATTCAGATCATGAAAGCCGTGAGGGATGTTCTTGATGCCACGCCTCAGACTGATGACAACGCTTGGGAACGTGCTTGCACAATCATCACCAAACTCGGTGAGGTTCTCCTCACTGGAAAGCGACCAAAATGAAAAGAACATTGTTGCTGATAAGTTTCTGTATCATGTTGATGGGCTGTGCGGCGGTCTCAAAATGGACATCCGCTCAGGCAGATTGTGCGTCTGATCCGTTGTGTCTCGCAGAGGCTCAGAGGTATGCGAGCGTTGGACAGGCCGTGGCTTCTCCTTGGGGGCCGATCGCTGTAGGGGCGTCAGGGTCTTGCATCCTGTTTGTTGCCCTTGGGATTCTCGGAATGAAGAAGAAGGATCAGGCTCCCAAATGAACAAGTACGTGAGAATTCTTCGCTCCCTGATCAAGCAGAAGAGGAAAGAGCTTGAGTATCTTGAACAGCAACTCGCAAAGGAGATTAAGAAATGAGTGGGAAACTGATTCGGGCAACTGCACTCGTAATCATGTTAGTGTTCTACGCAATCCTTCTTCTTACACTCTGGATCATGGGGCAGCTCATATTCTTCTGGGTGTTCGTCGGAATCGGATGTTGTGTCGGAGCCGGAGAGGTCGTATCTGTGATTCGATCCGGAAAAACTCTCTCAACTAACTTCACAAAAGCCATGCAGGACGGGAAGTTTTGGCTTGGGATAATCTCCCTGTCATCACTTCTTCTTGCGATTGCTTCACTTGTGGTTCACTTGCTTCCATGGAAATAAGATCATTCTTCGATAACTGGGAAGAAATCTTCATTGGGGCGTGTCTCCAGTTTCCCCTCTACTTTATTGTTGGGTGGTGGGTCATACCGGTCATGATCGTCTGTGGAATCCTTTGGAGACTCGGAGGATGGGAGCATGGAAACAAAGCCTTCAGAAGAATCGGTGTTCCAATCGTGGTCTGCGGATCAGCATTCCTATTCGGAGTCAAATGGCCGATCTTTCTAGCCATCCCATTTATGACTTGGGTCGCTCCAGCTTACGGAATCGACTCATGGCTATTTAAACTCTTAAAGAACGACTTTCTAGTCAGACTGATCTGTTTTGCATGGTACTGGCTTATGTTCTCAATCGCCCTCTTAATTGCAAATCGTTGTTGACCCGCTTGTCGTACAGATAACAGACTCTCCTTTCGGCCCGTTAATAATCACAGTTGAAATGAACGCAATAACAATTAGTGTCATGATAGTCTTCATTTTAAGTTCTCCTCTTTATTGGTTTAAACAGCGTTTTACTTCCAATACACAGATCACAATAAGTGTATTTAATTACATCACGACTCTGAACTCTTTTGTCTCTATTTGCACATTTCTTTAGACATACACTTACCGGATAGTTTCCTCTTGATTTGTAGCCCATTATTTCCTCCCCCTAATCCTCTGAAGTTTGTTTTAATTTCTTTGCCCAGTTTAAAGACACTTCATCACTTTGAAGAAACTCCTGAATCAGTTTTTTGCAATTACACTTTGATTTCTGAAGGCATCCAAAGGCGTGTCTTAATAATTGTTGAATTTTATCTTCTCTGGTCATTGTCTAATCCTCTGAAGTGCTGAGTTGGCACGTTCAATTCCCAACAAGCATAAGTGTAGTTCGTTTTCTGGTTCTGGTCTCATTCTGTGTTTAAGATAGTCCCTCATGTAAAGAAGGGTGTCATGCAGTTGAGCGATATCGCCCTCCGCAATCCGCAGGGAGTCCTTGAGGTCGTTAAGTGCATCAATGGCATTGTTTCCAGTAACCTCTTTTGACATTGGTGTAATCCCCAATGCTTCTTCGATTTTGCAATCACACTTCTTCTCTTGCTCGGTAGTCATTTCAATCTCCTTTAGTTTGGAACGGCTCGGACTATAAACACCGTCAGGCTAGCACAGAGTCCGATGTTTTTCGGGTGACACCGTTCCATTATCCCTTCATCCTTCTGGCTATGGCTTCAGCAATCAGCTTTGCCCCTGTTTCTGATACGTTGAATCCTCGGACAATCTGTTCAATATCACTCTGCTCCATCGTCCTCACCAGAACACCGGATTGGGCGTTGTGTAAGATTATCTCCTCCGCTTGGGAAAGTCTATCTTTCAAGTCAACATTTTCTTCATTGTCCTCTGTGAGTTCTTGGTCAAGAGGATATACTTCAACGGCTGGGATTGATGTTGATTTTAAATCTGCAAGCTCCTTCTCCGCTTCCTTCAGTCTGGACGATAAGGATTGGCAATTCTTACACTCTTCCATACAAAAGCCTCCCGTGTATTGTTGCGTGGCATGAAATACAGAGCGTCTGGAGATTACTTAACTCATTATTGTTAAACTTTGCTCGTGAACCTTTTCCATCCTTATGATGAGTTACAAGAATGCGTCCGTATTTTGAGATATGCCCATCGTTGGTAATCCCACATTCCGTGCATTTAAATCCGTCCCGTTCAAGAGCCTTGGTTCCGTTCCCACTGAAATGATGAGAGTCTGACCATCTTTGCTGGTCTTTCCTCCTTTTTTCTTTATACAAAGAGTAAGCCAATGGATTGTCTTTCTTCATTTTTTCGAGCCGTTGCTTTCGATAACGATTTTGATACTCATTGCAACATGAAGAACAAACCAACCGACGACTTTTGAAAAAGCAATCAGCAGACTTCTCAACACCGCATCTTTTACACTTCCTCTCATCCTTTTCCTCACTCATTTCGTTGCCTCCTCAAGTAAATATTTCCCAATCTCTGGATTTACGCAGTTCCTTATAAGCTGGTCTTTTCTGTGCATCGTCTTGAATCCTCTCAAATCAAACACTCCCTTTAAACTCGTCCCTCTCTCGTTGTGGGATAAATTGTCATCAAACTCTTTTGGATTGATTTGGAAATTGCTCCAGAACAAATGTCTCCCGATGCAGATTGTTGGTTCAATGAACGGCTTGTAGTAAGGTTTCACATTCTCAACGACCCACCTACCATTGAAGAAATGTTTCAAGAACAGAATCTCCTGCCATAAGTTCATATCTGGAAAAACTGGGGGATAGCTCCCAGACTTACTCGCCATCATCCTGACCTTGCTATGGCTTTGGCACGGGGGACTGCTCCAGATAAAATCGTATTCTTTGTGATGTTCCAAAAGATAAGTATGAGCATCCCCGACAATGACCTCATCCTGCGGAAAGAAACTTTTATATATCTCCGCTATCTCTGGATTTTTCTCTACCGATGTTACACTCCCCTCCCATAGCTTTCTGTTTCCCCCAAGTCCTGCGTATAAATTAAGAACCTTGCATTCCTTTTCCTCACTCATGTCATTCATGGAGCCTCCATCCCATTCTTGATTGCTTTCCTAAGACCGTTTCTGTATTGCCCCATGCTTTGAAATGAGATTGCAAAACCATCGTTCCTAACAATATCGTCAAACCAGGCAAGCCATTGGTGCTTGCAATCGGCAATCATCCGAAGCATGTATTCCTCTGATACCTTTTTCCCATCACTTTTGGATGTCATAGTTCACGCCCAATATGTTCAAGAGCAACATTCGTCAGTTCCAGAACATTGTTGAAACATCTGTTGTAGGAATATTCTCCGTCCTTGCAGTTTTCAAGGTTCAGCTTAATCTGCTTCAACGCAAGATACGCTCCGTTGATGTTCAACAAATGCTTGGTTACTTCCTCAACCTTTGTCATACTCCCTCCCGTTAAAGTTTTGGTTCTGTTCTTTGTTCAGGCATTGCAGAATATCCGCTTCCCCTAAAGCCGCCATCGTTATCCCAAAGCCCCGCATAAAACCTCGCAAGACCTTTTCGTTTCAGATATCGGCAAGCAAGCCTGACAGTTTTCCTGTCAAGCCCTGTGGCATTACATATTGGAGCGAAAGAGAAGTAAGCCCCGCCTTCGTACTCATCCTCTTCTAAATTCTTCTCAAGGAAATCGAGAACCTTTTTCTGATGATCATTCATTCCTCACTCTCCTTTTGGTTCTGTTCTGGATTTGAGCATTGGAACATTTGGAAATATCCCCAAGACTTTTTCCATGTAACACGAACCGTTTTGTATTACTGCCATCGGATCAACCGTAGCAAACCACTTGAGTTTTTTATTCTCATAAAGCAAATCAATAAGCTGGTGATAACCAAGTTTTTCGACTGGAAGGCAACCATCAGTCTGAGAACCAATATGTCCGTAGTCTGTTTCTCCAGAAATAAATCCACGCATGAAACACTCGCAAATCTGGATTACCTTCAACTTAACTTCATATTGCCCTCGTTCATCGAGAATTGTGTGAGGCTGAGGTTGATGCCCAACGTCCTTGATTATTTCCTCAAGACCTTCTGGTTCTGGAAACGCTGGCTCATTCATACACTCTCCTTAAAGTTTTGGTGTTAAAACAATATCGCTTTCAACTTCATTTCCCCAAACATCCCACCCGTCCGTTTTCTGTCTTGCAAATAATTCAATGCGAGATTCCCCAAACGGAACAATTAAATCTCTGAATACTTGTGGCTTTGATGAGTGCCTTTCGGACTTCGCTTGCACAATTGTCGGGAACGCTTTTCTTCGTGGATACATTTCAATCTTTCCTTTATACCCAAAAAGAAGAAACTCTGTCCGATGGTGAAACCCAAATAGGCACATCCCATTTTGCTTGTCCCAAGTGATAGTCCTCTGATACTTAAATCCCCAAGCGGTTAAAACCTCAAACGCTTTCGGTAAATAAGAATGGGTTGTCCAAAGAAACAGACAAGAGTTATCTTCTGAAATATCCTTTATCGGCAACGCTTTTATTGCTTCTAAAGACATCGTTGGATAATCCAATGGTGCTGTCTGATTTGGTCTAACCTTACGCACAATCTTCTTAACATCCCAAGGTGGGTCAGCATAGATAATCTGATACTTTTTCATGTCAATCCTTAAAGTTTTGGTGTGGGGGTTAACAAGTCGCTTGACCCATGTTCGGAGTCTGACAAGTTATTACAGGAGCTTGCCAATAAATTGGGCTCGGATAACTGAAATAAGGTCTACCGCAACAAGGACACTTCGGCTGACAATATGGGCAGTAGCCATTCCAAGCAGTTCCTCCAATGCCACCATTGATGTTAGTGTTGCTTACTCCTGCATTGTGATTGCATTGCTTATCCACGATGCCCTCCATTTCATGTTTGATGGTCTATTTCTTCACATTCTTCTGTAAGCGTCTTGAAGTCGTTGCCTTGTTTCCTCAAGAGACTTTTTCAGTTCGTCTATTTCTTTGAGCATATCTTGGTCTAAATCCTTGATGATATCCTCTCGGAAATCCTTGTAAATCTGCTCCCTTATTTTCTTGAAGTCATGTTCCGCTTGGAGTTTTCTGTTTCCATAATTCTGCATCCCAGCCATAATCACATTGCGATAATTCCCCCAAGAATCAGATTCGATGTGCGGGGCGATATCAACATACAGCTCCCCAAGAACTTCATCGGAAATCTTCTTCATCTTCTCCTTGAAAGCCACAAACAACTCCTCGGCTTCCTTAACCCCTTCTTCGCTTAATCTCGGATACAACGGATATCTTTCGCTCATTTTGCTCTCCTCATGTTTGATGGTCGCTAGGTTTAATGACCAGTGGCGGCTCAACAATGTTGGCTAAGAACCTAGGATTCTATCTTCGCCTCATGTATATCTACCGCCAAAGGCCATAGATTATTTGAGTCTTTCTTCTAATGCCTTGATTCCGTGCTGAACACCAATGAAGTACGCATCCAAAATCGCCTCCGCAACAACAACTGGAAGCCAAGACACATTGCTATTTGCAACAACCTCGTCAGCACGTTCCTTGGCCAATTCGTATGTCAGCTCTCCGCTCTCAGTAGTCTTCATTTCGCTCTCTCCTCCCTCATCCACTCATCCGCATATTTAATCAACTGATCGTTATCCAACTCACTGACCCACTCGCCCCAATCGTCGGCCATGTCATCGTCGAGGCCACGATATTGTTCCGCATGTTTCTCATACAGATAATCCTCGAAGCACTTGTGTTTCATATCACACCTTCTCAAACCCAATCGAGCATGAAGTCGCGTGAGCTTCTGCTTCTGATTTAACATCGAATAGTTGAGAACACCATTTACATCGAAAGAGACTCGTCGCACGATCACTCAAACTCATCTGTCTTTTCATCTCAGAATCTAACATCGGAACCCACTCCAACTTATCATCCTGAATAATTCTTCGTTCTTTTTGATGTTTCATAGTTTTACCCTCTCTTTTGCTAAGAAATATTCCTGAATAAAGAATGACATTTCTTTTCGCCCATTAAAGAACATCGGGATGATCCCGTACTTATGCGAACACGTTAGAAGCTGTCTGACCATTGAAGTCCCATCTTTCTTGCACTCGTGCCATTCCCCGTCCTTCTTGTACTGATGTCCTTTGCGAATCTCAAACATCGTGTTCTCAATCGCTAAGATATATCTCTCAAACCCAAAGTCCCGATACCTCATCATCTTATTTCGTTCTCGATCATAATTATCTCCAGTAAATGACCCGAACAAATCCGCACAGGACTTTCTCTCAAAGATCGTCTTACTCATCTCTTTTTTTCCATCAATCTCATAGAACGCAGAATAATCACCGACCGAGAGACAGGATGTTTGATAGCTAACCCCCGAAAGCTTTTCAAATTCCAAACAATCCTGTTCTCTCGTGTCAGTGACTATGATCATACGACTCTCCTTTTGATTAGATTACTGGGGATTTGACGTATCGTTTAATGACATTCTTTGAGCCAAACTTCTCTGAGGTCTCAACGTCAATATCAGCGTAGAGAACCTTGCCCTCCCAGTTTGACATCTTCGGAGTTCCATCTTCATCAAAATAAGCATTGAAGAAATCAGGATTGATCTTACGCTTGACTCCTTCAATCTTCGGGGCCACCTTATTGCCATTGCGAGTGACGAACGCTTCAACTTCAACACCATTCGCCACGAACACTGGGTCAAACCCTAACGCTCCTTCAAGTTCATACAACTTTTGCTTGCCCATCTGCTTCAATGCCCCAGTCTTCTGATCAGGGAACGGATAGTTCTCAATATTGAACACATCATCAACTGATAACTTCGGCTTCGCATCAGCGTGTTCTGTCTTCACTGAATCATCTGAAATAATCATTGACAGTTTGCAAGCATCATACTTATTGCCAATCAATGGCTTCATTGTCTCCAATTGTTCAGGAGTCCATTTATCTTTCGTCTTAACTTCCCATTGATTCTTTTCTGCTTTCACGACCCCAACCCTTACACCTTTCTGTGCTAGAATCGGCTCACTGAACTGAATATCATCTTGCTCTTCTGTATACTTACTCATTGTTTTTATCTCCTTTTTGTTTTAGTTTATGCCTCGAATTAGGCCGATTTTCCGTACTTCTTTTCCATTGCCTCGTTTAAAAAATCATAGAATGTCCCATTTGGGAGTACGATTCGACTAGGTTTCTCAAATGGTTGTATGCGTCCTTTTGCAATCCCAACATTCGCTTCATCAGCTTCAAGCTTCGCTAAGTACACATTGGGCTTTCCCACGGACTCTTCGCACCACAGATAGAACGCCCAAGTAGGAATACCAGCCAACACGTACTTCGCTTTGCCATAGATCATGGGTTGCCATTCTTTTGGGCGTCTAATCCCCTCCTTCGTATCTTTCAAGAAATTCGCTTTCGCACTCTCAGCTTCATCAAGAGCCTGAGCGATATGAAAGCTCATCACAGTATGACAAGGAAGCGAATAAAACAATCTCAAGAAATCAGTCATCTCAGACTGATATTTGATTGAGAACTTGATTGAATTGAAATTTCCACCATCCGTGATGAACTCCTTATTGAACACAATCTTTACATAATCCTCGAACTCTTGTGCAAACGGAGTCCCGTTATCAAGAAAGATCGTCTTCAGTTCTGGTCGTTTTCCTTGGGGAATATCAAGTTTCAATTGATACAGATATCTACGATACTTCGCAATCTTCTTCGCTCGTGCAACCTCAGTCAATCTCCCAATCTCTTCTTCGCTCGCTTTCTCATCCGTGAACTTCGCTTTCTCTGCGTCCGTCAAACAATCGAACCAATCAAGCTTCAGAGGCGGAAGAATATCCGTCCTCTTTGGGAAATTCCGTGCTGTGTCATCTTCTGCACTCCCGAAGACGTGTTGCTCAACCCCCGGATAACTCAGTCCACACGTTGATTTACTGCTTCCCGGACACCCTAACACTGCGGTTCTATGATACATTGAGAATCTCCTTTTCTAGTTGTTGTCTGATCATTTCTCTGTTGTTTACATTGTGACTGAACGCAAGCTGATACGCTCTGAACACATCAATCTCATAGCGAATATAAATTTCATCTGTGATTTCAATATACTCATATGTCGCTGTGACTTTATCGAGCCTAAGAACTCCAATGAATCTCGGCATATCAATCTCATGATTCATCAAATACAACGGATCAACGTGCTGACGAACCATCTCTGAGTAGATCGCAGTCTGAGTCCAGTATCGTGGTCTTATTCCTGACGCACACTTTAAGTCAACAATACCCCAAGTTTCTCTGAACTTGCACAGGAAGTCAGGATGCCCAATCAACTCACCATCTCGTAACTCAAACTGCATATCTTTTACGCTATCAATGAACTCAGGATGTTCAGTCTTAAACAATTCCCATGCTCTCATGCAATTCTCAATTGGTGTGTCTCCTTCTGGGACGAGATAACCCCCATCTTTAATATCTTGCTGAACAAGTAAATCACACGCAGAACCAACCCTCAGGGCCTCATCCTGAATAGCCTTCCTCTTAGCCTTTGAGTTATTCTCAATCCATCTCATCAACTCAGGCTCTGTCAGATAATCCAATATCTCAGTGACTCTCGGCATCACAGCACCACAGCCGACAACGGAACATGAGCGAGAATCCCATCTTCAGTGATTCCGCAGACTATCGACTGCTCAGGCTTGCTCCTGTAACAAACATCCTGAACCTTCATTCTAAGAACAACATTCACAAGATCCCCTTGCACGACTTCTCTATGCTTATGCCCTCTCGCCCCGATCAACTCCATGAACAACTGCTCGTTATCGTACAATTCCGCCGATTCACCCATGATTCACCTTCCCCTTTCTGATCGTATCCAGTTCCCTGAGACCATCCCTCAACCCCGCAAACAACCTCTCAGCCTCAAGCTCGCTAAGATGAAGCGTCTGTCTATGCGTCCCGTCCTTCCAACTGATCGAAATCGGGAAACTCGCATCATCTTCAACGAAGAACTCAAATACCGTCTGATCCTGTGATGTGCTGTAATGATGTGTTAGCATTTTACTCTCCTTTTTTACTTTTCAATTATCCCAACACCTAAACCGATTTTGTTTATCTGCTCAAGTTGATTTGCTATTTTCTTGAGAGAACAACTAATTTCAAGAATCTCTTCTGTGAGAAACAATTCAAAATCTGGATCCATTTTACGCTCCTTCCGGCATATCATCCGGTTCCCTGTCCTGACAATACTCATAACACTCTTGTGCAATCTTACTCACAATCTCATCACTCATCAGATCATGAATATCGACATCTGAGCCATCGACAAATATCGCAAGATCCTCGATCTGCCCATCACTAAAACTAAACTGCACATCTAAATCTACTCTCTCAATCTTCATCGGTATATTCATCTCATTCACCCCTTTCATTCTCAAATCTTATCACATCATCTTTTCAATTGCAAACATTATTTATTGTCAATCGTAAATATTTATCATCAAACTCAAATGTTATATATTGCTAGTTTTAAAAGTGTCTAAAGTCAACTGTCTAATGTCTATATTAAGATATATATGTCTTAGACACTTAAGCTTTGTACAGACACTTTTTTATGAGATTCACCGATCCACTTAGTTAAAACGTAGAAAGTTTTTCCTTTAACTTTATCAGACTTCAAATGGCCTTCTTTTATCAATTCTTCTTTAACGAAATGAAAAGTCGAGCGTGGCACTTCAAGAGGATTATAAATATCCTTTGCAGTCAATGGAAGTCTACATTTATCTAAATACTCAAGCACTCGTCTTTTTGTGAACTCTAACACAGTCCCAGACGGCACATCATGCACTTCTTCAAACATCAACGGACTCTCATTCAATTTCAAAATGATCTTCTTCTCAATCTCGTTTGATCTTTGCGTCTTACAAGTTAATGTGCGAAGCCCTGACTTTTTCTGATATGACAGCATCAGCACATGATCAGGGTACGCTTGAAAGAATACGCTTCCGAAAGCCGCAGAATCACCTTCATCAATAGTCTTTCCATCATCCGATCTTCTTTCTTTGTGCGTATGATGAACTATAATCAACGTACAATTAAATTTCATCTTTACGATTCTAAGACTTGCAAGAAAATCTCTTACTACATCATCATCAGAAAGACTCCCACCTAAACACGCCATGTAGATCGGGTCAATAATAATCACATCAGGATCAATCATGTTTATCTTATCAATGAACAATTCCAACTCTTTCTTATCCGATAAATATAACGGCTCAGAATTAAACAGATAGAAGTTCTCTTGATTAATGCTGAGGCCATCAGTCATGCGTCTATATCTGCTTTGCATCTCTCCTAAATCACCCTCTAACATGACATAGAGAACTTTCTGAGGCTTCAATACATTAAACTCTGATAGGAATGGTTTTCCACTTGTGAGGGAGAATATCAACTGCTGAATTGCTAATGACTTTCCAGCCTTGGCTTCACCGACAAACAGAACTGCATCACCTTCTTTAATTAAATTCTCAACAAGCCATTCTCTGGGCTTTAAATTTAACTCGAAAAAATCTTTCCCATTATAAATCTTAAACTCTGCTTTATCATATTTTCCGATACTACTTTCCAACTCTTTCACATTGCTCATTAAATAACCTATAGAGATAGCAGAAGGCACGCCCGTGACAGGTTGGATTTGCTCCAAAGTGGGAAGAACGCACTACGTGCCCCTGCATTTTAAAAAAGAGGAAAGTGTCTTTTATCATTATTGACCCGTCACGGTGAATTGCATAAAAACATCTTACTACTTTACACTACAAATTACAACTATAAACTATTACAAGAAAGTAATCTTTCACACTACATCGAGAGACAAAAAAAACAGCTATATGAATCAAATTACTTCTTGAATCTTATAATTATTCTTTGCCCAGTCATCTCTTTTTTTGAATCTCTCAAGCTGACTCTTCTGAATCACAAAGACATTGCCAACCCTATCAGCTTTCACGCGACCAGAAGTGATCATCTGATGCACAGCTTGTCGTGTAACCCCTAGAGCCTGTCCAAACTCTTTACAAGATATATATGTCATATAGACTATATTATACAATATGTTGTATTCTGTCAATATCTATCTATAGATTAGTTTTTATTGTTTAATGCTTTCAAAATAGGAACGATTGTCGGCGTATTCGCTGTCTTTTCAAGGATCTGCGTGATAATCCTTAACGACTCGTCTGAATGTTCACACCGGAGCCGTAGCCTTTGCACCAGCCGATTAAGCCGCCGGGTACGCCTGAAAAGTTTAAACGCCTCCCTATCCGCAATTGACGTGTTCATACCGCCCCCTTTTCGTAATAATACGTTACGTTAGCTGTCCAGTTAGCATTAAGGCCTGTAGGGTCATTCTCCGCCCCGATAGGTGCATAGCGACCCTGTAGGAACGAAATAAACCCTGATTCCTTGCCCTTATAATCTCTCAGAGCGTGCAATACGGTATTCTTACAGGCTTGTCTAGGCGTAGTATGCCTATACTTAGTCATAATCCCGTAAGGATGGCTTGTGCTATTCTCTGCACGCCCAATCGCATTTACCATCCTCTCAACGTCAATCTCCGCTCTTACAGTCCCTGAAACACTCAATATCAGCATAACCATGTAGATTATCTTCATGATACCTCCAATTACGTCAATTCCTATGCCCATAGGATCGTCTAGGATCGATTATCTATTATCGACTGTCACTTTGTACTGTCAAACTATCAAAAACAGTCTAACTTTCAAACCCCGAACGATGGGGTTATAATTCTTTTGGTGGTGGTCGTTAATCCTTGCATCCGCTTCTAAAGAACTTCTTACACTTGAAGCACCAAAACCATTTTGGCGGTTCATAATTTAACTCTGGTTCAAAAACATACTTGCACTTCGGGCAAACAATTTTAACCTTTATCATTTTGAAAGTTCCTTTGCAAATTCAACCGCAAATCTTCTCTCTGTCTTATAAGCAACCTCCGTACCAGTTGAACGCTCCCTAACAACCCAAGTTTTCGACGGGGTCTTGTAAACTTCATAATACCCGATAGTTGATAAGGTGTTTTCCTCAATCATTCTCTTGTCAAACTCCTCCTTGCTTTCAACGAGGATAATATTCTCGTCAAAGCAATTCACTCCATAAATCTCTTTCAACTTCTCGTTATAGGTCAAGGTCTTAAAATGCTCAAGAGCCAAGAGCCTTGCCTCTGTCTTACTGTTTGCTGTGCAGTTGTGGCAGTTTCCATTCTTAAAAGTAACCTTGTAGTGGCTCATAATCATCCATCCTTTCCTTGTGGCCTCTTGGTGGAGGCGGTTTAAAGCTTAATCACCATTCATACAATACTTACAGCAATCCTTTTTATTCTGTTGCTCACCGCACTTTCGGCAAACATCGACCTTATAATTACCTTGGCAAGCGTATGCCCTTACAAACTCATGTATGCACTCTTTTTTCTTTTTCATTTGCTCACCTCCTACAGAAGCCAAGTCTACTTTTTCGGTTATCTGCTTTACTGTTTCCATGGTCAAACTCCTCCCCCGCTTGGCGGGTTGTGTTATTGGTTAAGATATTGCTGAAGTTCACCAGTATCATCGCTTGGAATATAATCATGCCTTGCCTCAAATATACTAATCTTATACTTCTGGCAAAGCTCAACACGCTCTTTGATGCTGAAGGAACACCATACTGCCGTAGCCTCCTCCCATTCAAGCTCTGAGAAGTCATCATCACTTACAACTGGATAACCTTCTAATTCCTCCTCAATTTTTAATGCTTTCTTGTGTTCCTTGCTCCCCTCTAAAACCGACAAGGATTCCCACCAACCGCAAGCCCAATGTCCGAACCTATCAATGCGAACTGTATCGGACTCTTTACCTCCTAACTCTTTAAAGGCAGAGCGAAAGTTAGAACGTTCAAGGCATCCGCCATCTCTTGTCTGAGTTAAAAGGCAGAGCCACTTTTTTTCTGGCACTTCGCCCATGTAATTAGAGAGCGAATCGAATCCGCTTGGTTTTGCTACTACTTCGGCTAGTGTTTTCATACAATCCCTCTTTTCTTGGTTTACTTGGTGGCTTGGTTGATAACATCTTCATTACAATCTGTGCAAACAAAAGCACCGCAATAATCGACCATTTCCTTACCGCAGGAACATTTCATTTTAAGCCTCCACTTGTTGAATTGTTTTCTTGGCGTGTGCTAATTGACTGTATGCGCCCATAGTGTTCTTAGTCTCCAAAACATACTCCAATTGCTCAACTAGTCCTTTGCAAGCCTCCAGAAGCGCAGGAGCCGATTTATACAAGCTCCAGAGTGATTCGATGCCTTGATTAAGATGCCCAAGCTCACAAGCCAAGTCTTGAGCCATTCTGATTTGATTCGGTGTTGCTGTATTCTTCTGAGTGTCCATTGTAGTGGCTCCTTTATTGGTTATCTTCTTTTTTCCAGTTTTCAATTAAGATATCTTCTGCAAATTGAATCTGGAAAAGTTTTTTCGGGTTATACTTTGCGATTCTAAGAGTTTCATTCGGGCAGGTGTATAAAATCACATAGCCCGCAGGAAACATCTTATCTAATGATTCCTGATAATCTTCACGCATGGCGAACACCGTCCGCATCATACCATTCGCCCATTATCGGCATTCTTGATGTCGTTAGATACGACTGCATCGGAACGCTATAAACAACATAGCAATATTTGCCCGATGTCTTTTCATAGCTCTTAGCTTCGATAATCTTTTCTGCTAACTGCGCTTGTTTGCTTTGAGTGTCCATCTTGAAACCCTCCGTTTTATTCTTCATTGAATTTCCTCTCAGTAATGTATCGACTAACAGAATTATAACCTTGATCAATAATGTTGTCAACAGTAAAGATTATAATATCTATATTATCCTAAATTATCATTGCCGGTATCAATTGATAATCCCGCATTAAATGCTATTAGACAGATTGTCAATTGATTAGGTAGTAGCTATCAACTGACCGGAGATCATTGATCCTGAGCAATCCTCGATTAAAATAATTAACTAACATTATTGACATTCCTAACAATTCGTATAGAATCTACTAACATATGTCAGAGCTAACACTTCGCCAGAAGAAGTTCGTTGAAGCTTATATCAAAACAAATGACAGCGTTTCCGCTTGTGTTGCCGCAGGTTATTCCGCAAAATCCCGTAATTCATTAGCAGTTCAAGCTAATAGAATGCTAAAAATTCCGTCAATTGCTCTTGAAATTGCTAACTTTAAAAGCAAAAAACGTGAAGAACTTAGCAAGGAAAGCTTTGTTGATAAGGCTATGAACTGTTTCGATCAATTGGAAGTAACTGAAGCTAATAAGCCAAGGTTCTTGCAATTAGCAGGGCAAGCTTGCGACATAATCGGAACAGGAACTGAAGCTAAGACTGTTAACAATACGATAGCAATAACTAATATTGATATCAAAGCAGTAGCTAATGATCCTTCAGCATTGCTGGAAATAGTCCGGAAGATGATAGCAGGGCAGGGATGAACGCCCTTACCTGTATGCATACATCATGCCAACAC